TGCTCTTTACAAGAAACAAGTTTAAAGTTATTCGTTGTTGTGTTTGGTTACTTTCGTAACTGTGCCAAGTTTTACCTTGCTGTCCGCAAAATATAAAAGTACTATTAGGTTTCCACTCCGCTTCTTTAACAAATGCTTTTTCATCCTGTTCTGTGTACATTTTAGTTCCTACATTCACTTCTGGAGTTATGTAGGTTACACTGCTCCATATTTTTTCAAGCCCTTCTTGGTGTATGTAGAACTTATAAGGTAACGGAGGAGTCACAGAAATGTGAGCATTGACGGCTAGATCTTCGAACCATCTATAATTAGGATATTGGTCACACAACTGTTTTGCATTATCTAAAATTGTTTTACCTATATCATGTATTTGATCATAGAACTTAATGTTATGATCAGCAAAATCTTTTGGAAATATATGAACAAGTTTGTCTTTGGGCACCTCTATGTTGAGACATTGTTCTTTAAGTTTAACGAATTCTTCTTGTGGCAATGTGTCTTCTATAATTTGGTGCGGCCAGGGATTGTTGATTGCCGTGCTGGTGGTACATTTACTTACAAAATGTTTACCAATCATTGCATACTTCCTATCTTATTAACAGTATCTCGTTGTTCTGCCTGTAGTTTTGATTCCATATCACTTGTCCATTTATCGTTGAACTTGGCCCTAGAACATGTGTTACAGATCAAGTTCTTTTTTTCTTTGGAATATTTTTTATCGTATATTATTTCGTGTTCTTTTTGCATGTTTTTCCATGCTCCCTCAATTCCGATTTCAAAAATGTTTCCATAGTCTGTCTTTCCTTCTGCATCGTCACAACACAAAACTGCTTGTCCGCTCACTAACACTTCCATCTTCCTTAGTATACGTCCGGAGCCCATAGCACATCCTTGCATGTAGTTGTTCTCATCAATTACAGCATTGTAGGGTTTGGTCCAGTCGCCATCTCCGTCACCCATTCTATTTTCAATCCAATTACTTTTTGACTTCACTTTACCTAGTGTTGCATTTTGATATTCGGTGATCGTTGAGGCACTAGCAGTGGCCGATTGATTTTTGTGTTTAACACCGATTCTAATCCTTTCTGAAAGTTTTGGATAGTTTTCTTTTACAAAGTTTAGACTTTTCAGTGTCTTGTCTTTTTTAATCTTCATAAATTCCCATAGTTCTTCTGCGGTATGTCCAATAACACTCATATGAACATTGCCTATTAGGTGTTTGTATTTGTTTAAAATTTCACACTGTTTTTTAGTGAATGACACACCGTTAGTAGTAATACCAACATTAATTTTATAGTGATTACACAGTTCCATGATGTACTCTAGATTAGGTTGCACTAGTGGATCACTGTATCTCCATGGGCTAATAGCACACGCATAATCTTTTACTTTGTATTTTTTTATAAGTGAACCGTAGTCGTGTACCAGCATACCTAATTGTTCTTTGGTCATTAGTTGGCCGTGATATGTTTTGTCTTCACTTAATGTGGTATATGGACAACAATAACATTTTGCGTTGCATAAGTTGATAGGTTCAAATGCTATTGCCGAGGGCAATGGTATCTCTCTATACATTTTCTTTCACCATTATATAATCTTGATTAAACACACTGTCTATACCTTTGCACGTGTACCCCCAACTTTCTAAAAGTTTCTGTGCATGAGTATTTCCTCTGTTTTGTTCTATTACAACAACTGGCTCGCACTTTTTAATAGTTTGTTCTGAACCTTTTAGTGCTTTGAATTCGTATCCCTCGATGTCGTATTTTATAAAACAAACATTTTTAAAGTTAAATGAGTCTATTGTTTTTATAGGTACAGCAACATCGCCGTGATCTTTAATTCTGCCTACTTTATTGCTTGTTGTGAATGTTGTGCCTTTCTTATCTCCTATTCCGCAAACATGATACGTAAATTTATTCATGTCGACTACATTTTTTTCAAACATATTTTTTTTATTTCGAAAATCAAAACAATGTATGTGTGTAAAGTACTTTTCCATTTCCCTAGCAAATCCACCTTCTCTGCAACCAACGTCTATGCCAATTCCGTTTTCTTTTATATAAGGTAGTGCTAATTGAAATGTGTGATTCCATCCCTCAATCTTTTTAGGTATTTCAGCAAGTGTACCTAAGAAATTAGTTTTTATTTGCATAGTCAGTTAACCATTTTTCTAAAGCTGGGCCATCTAGTGGTTCTGGTGTGAGCCATTCTTGTACACCATGAGTCGACGCCCATTTACCACTTGGCAGTTGCCATGCATTGTGCTTAGGTTCTTCAACATGTCTGCCAACCATGTATCTCCGTGTGCCGGGCCCGAATGGTTTGATTTCAGATTGGACTACGATTAATCCTAATTCATCGATCCACTGAAGCATTCTGTTCATGTGTTTCATAACTGTACTTATCTTGATTTAATTTAGTGGGTTACGCACTGAAAAGATTGATTACTTCTTTCTTCCAATCATCGGAATACTCGCAATCTCTATAACCATCGAACCACGGACCACCTTCTGTGTAGTGCAGTATCTTAGGCTTACCGTCTTTGGGTTCTTTGTACCAACCTACTAGCCAATTGTATTCGTGAGGTAGAGACCCAATGTCTTCGTCATCTAGCCAACTAAATCTATGTAGGAATTTTGGTGTTTCTTTGTTTAGTAGTTCGGGAGTTAATATTTTATTCTTAGGATGTCCGCAATTCCACAGTACCATACTGCTCCAATTTTTTCTTGGATATGCTGTTTGTACCTGTCCATCCATTTTGATAGATCCTTCTTCGGGTGTGTAATCGTGTTGCACACAAACAACTGCTTTAGAATCATCGCAGTATTGTTCAAGTTCTTTTGCTGGAATTTTCCAAAGGAAATCACAATCACAAAATACAGCCCAACCTTTGTAGTCATTAAGATAAGGAACAAAGAATCTAGAAAATGTAAATTCTGTTGTGGCTAATTTGTCTATTTCTCTAGTATACATACCTTGCTCTCGCATCTGATTTTGTTTTAATGGTATAACTTCAGCTGATGAATCTCTACGTTTGATAGAGTGCTCACATACCTGATATGATATATCTTCTCGCGAATCCCAACCTACGTATACTTTCATTTTACCAAAATCTCATGTATTTGTTCCCAATTATTTACACGGATAACATCTGGGTGATTAAAATCTCTATTGTATGGATGGTCAATTAATATAGGCTTTAAACCGTAAGAGAGCCCTGCTAGTGCGTTCTTAGGCTTGTCCTCGACCCAATACAGCCCGGTGTCATGGAAGTCTGCTAATGCTCCGTCTTTGTCTGCTCCTGTGCCTAGTATGTGGTAATTGGTAAACACTTGTTCTCCGAATAGTTCTCCTAATCTTTTTTTACGTAACTCTTGTGCTGGCACATCTGATGTTTGTGATGTGATTGGTACAAAGGTCCACCCCTCTGCATGTAGTAACTTTACCCAAGTCTGTGATTCTAACATAGGGCGTTGTGTTCCCATCCATGCACTTCTATTAAATTCTCTGATTTCTTGTCTAATGGTATCTTTACTAACACCAAATCTATTGGCCATTTCGTAGTCGTCTTCCGATGTGTCCACTGACTTGTATGGATAAAATCTATTTCCATTTTTGTCAAAGTATGATCGTAGTTGCATCCACTTGGTAAAATGGTGTTCCCATTCTAACAGTACTCCGTCTACGTCTGTAAGTATTATTCTATTATGAGATATCGGCATCTTCCATTCCTGCTACTCTCAATTTAACAATGTTTGTTATCTGCCATTGTTTTTGATCTAACCCTTTGGTGATGCCTAACCATTGATTACGTATTAATGCAAAGTCGTTAATTATTTTACTCATGTCAACAACGTCAGCTTCACCGTCAACATACTTCTCTGCGTCTCTACTGCTTAATAATTTATTATAGTTTTCTAGGAATTTCCTAAAAGTTTTAGATCGTAATCTTCTTAATTCTATGTTTAGGTATTCTAGTATTGCTTCAAGTTGTTGTAGTTGACTAAATCTTTCTTCAACTATGCCAGGTAACGATGCACTAGCTCTTTCCAAGTTACCGTATATCTTACACTGCTTTCTTGCTTCTAGTAGTTCAGCATCAAAGTATGCTACACAGTCAGGTATCTTAGATAAATTTCTGCTAACTTCATTATACCAGTTTATCATTCATCCTCGCCGTAACCCACGTCATCAGATTCTTCTTCCTCGAACACAGTGTTGACAGCTTCCTCAAGTTTTGGATCAAGCTCTGCAGATCCTTTGAGTACGTCATGATCTACTCCAATGTCTTCCAAACTTTTAATGAAATCTATTGCCATGTCTAATCTTTGTCTCTCGGGTACGTAATGGATGATAGAATTCCACAATCTTTCAATATCAGCGTGATCAAAATCTATCATATACTATTCCTTTTCTTCCTTAATTGGTTCTACTTTTTTAGTTTTTGCTTTTGGCTTTACTTCTACTTCAATAGGAGCGTCTGTATCTTCTTTATCAGCAAAATCTGTGGATTCTTTAAAGTCTGCCATTAGCATATCTAATTTATCACCGATCCATTGTTTTCTAAAGTCGATATGTTCTTTACCTGCTTTGTCAATGTATTTTAGCCTGTTTCCAGTCTGTACAAGTATACCTTTCTTTTCAAATAGGTCCACTAGTCCACTGTACGGGTTCATTCCTGTTTCATATGGAATCTTAACCTGTACACCTTCAAACGGTTTAGCATATCTTGTTTTCATAACTTTACAAGCCGCTCTAATACCTCTTACGTCTGTAACTTTGTTACCATCAAGATCTTCTTTTAATTTAAGTTTTTTCATTGCAATAACTATTGAACTTGCATAGATAAATCCCTGTCCACCTGATATCTTATCATCTGGGTCAAACATATCCTGTGATGCGTAAGTGTGATTTGTTGCTACAAGGCCTACGTTCCATGAACCGAACATGTTAACACAGTTTCTCACAAGTGCAGTTAATGCCTTAGGTTTTCTACCTAGGTCACCTTTCATATCACCCGCTTCAAACTGATTAACGTCAGTTGGTGTAAGCATCATGCCTAAACTGTCTATAACAAATAGTACTTTAGGTGCACCTTCTTTATCATCTGCGTGTGCTTCTTTGTAACCTTTCATAAACTCTGAAATAGTTTTAGCTACATCATCGATCATTGATATACTTAATTTTAG